ATTAAATGCTGGATCACAGAATGGTACATCACAAGGTAAAACAAAAAGAATATATGATATTACAGTTAGAATGTTTGAAACTATAGGTGTGGAAGTTGGACCAGATTTAAACAATTTAGAGAGAATACCATTTAGAAGTTCTGCTGATTTAATGGATGAAGGTATACCACCATTTACAGGAGATAAAGAGGTAGAGTTTAGAGGTAATTATGAAACTGATGGTTTTATCTTTGTTAGACAAACTCAACCTTTACCTTTTACAATTTTATCGTTATACCCAAGATTAACTACAAATGATGGATAATATGTTATATATAGTACCTTACACAAAAGAGCATGGACAGATTATATTGTCATATCAAATGAATCATAAAATATTAGAAGCAGACAGACATTATATTAATGTTGAAGGTGATGCTAAAAATTTAGAACAAGATCATTTAGCTTTTACAGGTATAGTAAATAATAAACCTATCTTTGCTGCAGGTATGAAAATGATTTGGGGTCAAGTAGCAGAAGGCTGGGTTATAGCATCAAGTGATATGTGGAAACATCCTTTAGGTGTAGCTAAAGCAATTAAAAAAGATTTTGCTAGAGTTGCAAAAAAACATAATATAAAAAGAGTTCAAACTGCAATTAGAAAAGATTTTACTCAAGGTAAAAGATTTGCAGAGTGGTTAGGTTTGGAGAACGAAGGTTTAATGAAAAAGTTTGGTTTTGATGGCACAGATCAATATATGTATGCGAGGATATTTTAATGGGAGCATTTGCAGCAGCATCACTAGGAACGAAAGTAGCAGTAGGAGCAACAGTAGGAACTCAACTATTAGCAGCACGACAAGCAGGTGCAGTAGGAAAATATAATCAAGCTGTTAAAAATAGAAATGCTTTAGTTTATGAACAAGAAAAAGATAGATTAGAAGATAAATTAAATTTTGATCTTGAAAGATTTGATGATCAGTTTAGACAGTTTCAAGGAAAAACAACAACTGCAATATTAACTAGCGGTGCAGAATTATCTGGTTCTGGTTTAAGAGTATTAAGATCAAATGCTGAACAAGCTGAAATAGAAAAAAGTGTTATGGAATATAATAGTAAAGTAGCACAATCACAAGCAATGGAAAGAGCATCTTTTGCAAGGATGCAAGGTAGACTTGCAAGAATGGAAGCAAGACAAGCACAGATAGGTTATGTAGCTGGTGCTGGAACAAGTTTATTATCTGCTGGAGTTTTTGAATAATGCCAAAAATCCCTACATTTACAGCTGAAAAATCAATTACATCTGAACCATCTTCAGTTGTTTCAAATATAAAATTATCACCAAGATCAACTGTAGCATCTGCTTTAATTCCCGCTACAAAACAAGTTCAAGCATATGCAATAAAAAAAAGAGATAATGAAGAAAAATTACAAGCTAAAAAAACTTTATTAGAATTAAAAGCTGAATCAGATAAAATTATTGAATCACAAAAAGATAATCCAAACGAAAAAGAATCTATAGGTGTTTGGGAAAATAGTTTTAAACAATTATCTAATAATAAATTAGCTAATATTAAAAATAAAAGAATTAAAAAACTTGTTGAAGATTCTTTAGAATTAGAAAATTTAGAAAGTGTTTATCATTTAAAAACAAATTCTTTTAAAGCATACGAAAAACAAAGTGTGCAAGTATATAATGATAAAATTAATATGGATGTTGCTAAATATAAAGGCACAGACAATCCAATATTAAAAACTAAATATAAACAAGAAATATATCGTGATGCAGAAGATTTTAATAAAGAACATGAATTAGGTTCTGCTGATTTAAAAAAAAGATTAGAAACAATAGATGCAACTTTATTATTTGTTGATGCAGATTATACTATTGGTTTAGGATTTAATAATGCTGCAGAATCAATAGCTAAATTAGATTCTGATATTAATGGAGCTTCTTTTATAAATGATGATTTATTTAGTAATAATATATTTAATTCTTATTCACAAAAAATAAATGATTTAACTATTAAAGGTGATCCTAATGCAGACTATGATGAAGCTGAAAGATTATTATCACAGCTAGAAAGTTTTGAAAGATATACTGGAAGTAAAGTTGTTTCTGGAGAAAGAGAAGTTAAGTTTGCAAACTTACGACAAAAAATATTAGTTGAAAAAGTTGGACATGATGATCTGTTAAGAAAAATACAAATGGGTAATAATTTTGAAGAATATAATAAAGATCAAAGAAGTATTTTAAGTTCTGAATTTTACAATGCTTTAGATGCTCGTTTTAATAAATCTGCTAATAAAGAAAAATCTGAAGCAGCTACTTTTGAATATGATCAAAGAATAGATTTATTTTTATCATCAAATCCAGATGCAACTGAATTTGAAATGCAACAATATGCTAGAGATTTAAGATTAAATTTAATTGATAAATATCAAGAAACTTCAATAGAAACAATTACAGCATTTAATTTAGAAGAAAATAAATTTAATGTAATTAGAGAAGCTAAAGATGTTAATAGAAGTTATCAAGAATATTTAGCTAATCCAGAAGCAAAAAATATTTTAAAAACTTTAGCAAAACTTAATGGCTATGTTGATGAATCTGGAAAGCCAGATGTAGAAATGTTTTTGAATGATTATACTAAAATATTAAAACAACGACAAGAAGGTTAATATGCCTACACCTTTAAATGAAGAAACTTTAAGTTTTTTTGAAAAAATACAAAAAGAAACAACAGCAGTTGAGCCAGTAAATTCTGGATTAATTACTAAACCAGATAAAGAAGATTTTAATTATTGGAATAAAGCAGGAAGTTTAACTTTATCTGCAGCTCAAGGTGTTGTTAATGCGGTAGAAGAACAAGGTGATTTTTTAGATGAAAATATAGTTTCTCTTGGTGGACTTGAATTTGGTGATGGAGATGGCAAAGTTACTTTTAAAGATTTTATTCCTAAATATGTTACTCCTAAAAAATGGAAAGAAGGTGGGTATTCGCAAGAAAGAAACTTACCAGTATTTCATAAACCGGAAGGTATTGGCGAAAATTTAACTGAAGGTGCAGCAAGATTTGTAACAGGATTTATAGGACCATCTAAATTTTTTAAAGCTGCTGGTCTTGGTGGTAGTATAACTAAAGTAGGATTAAGAGGTATGGCGGCAGGTGCTGTAACTGATCTTACTGTATTTGATCCAGCAGAAGGCAGATTATCAGATATGTTAGTTGAATTTAATTCTCCTGTTTTAAACAATGCGGTTACTCAATATTTAGCAACAGATGAAGATGATACTGAAATGGAAGGTAGAGTAAAAAACGTACTTGAGGGTATGCTTATTGGTGGACCTCTTGAAATATTGTTTGGTTTAAAAGCATTTAAAAAAGCAAAAAAAACTAAAGACTTTGCAGAAAAAGAAAAAATTTATAAAGATGCTGGTGAAGCAATACAGAGTATTAAAAAAGGTAAGAAAACTAAAAAAGTAAAAGAAGCAATCTTTGATGGTAACGAAGCTATTAATGCAAAGAAAGCAGTTAAAGCATTAAGGGTTGGTCAGAAAGAAGCAAAGAAAGAAACTGAATCTTTTATTAAATCAATATTAAATACAAAATCATTTAAAAATGCCGATCAAGTTTTAAAAACTATTGATGATGTATCAGAATCATTTGATGACATTACAGTTGATTATTTACAAAATGATGTTTTGAGAAATGATACTGCAGAAGAATTAGCAAAACTATTATCAAGAGATAAAGCGGAAGTTTTAAAATCAATTACAAAAGATAAAGAATTTTCTAAACAAGGTACAGTTAGAATGTTGGCAAGTAAACAAATAATACAAGAAATTGCCACAACATTAGAACAAGTTTCAACAAAATATTTAGATGAGTTTGGTGATGATGTAAAAAATTGGACTAAAGAATCACAGTTAGAAGTTGGACAGCTTGGTGCTGTTTTAAGAGATACTGTCGTAGCATTAAAAGATCAAATAAGAGGTGCAGCTAGAATGACACAAGCTGGAAGAATTAAAGTTGCTAGATCAGAAGGTAAAGTTTTAGATGTAGAAGAAATGGCAAATATTATAAAAAGATTTGATGGTAATGCTGCGGTTATTGCAAAAAATATTAAAAACAAAAAACCAGCAGAAGTTATTAATTCAGTTGCTAAAACAAAATATCAAAGATCAGTAGAAGTTTTTAACTCACTTTACATTAACTCATTATTGTCTGGTGTTTATACTCATGCAATAAATATGAAGTCTGGATTATATGAAGCATTTATTAGACCTATAGAACAAATAGGTGGTGGAGTAGTTAGAGCAGATGCAAGAGCAATACAGCTAGGTTTTGCTCAATGGAAGGGAATGGTTATGAGTATGGGTGATACAATGAGAGCTGTAGGATTATCATTAAAACAAGGTGATGCAATTCTTGATCCTTTACGAAGAACTCAAGATAACTTACAAATAGTTGGCGGAAAAGCAGTTAGACCTATTAGTGGTTCTAATCTTGGTTTTGAAGGTGGTGTTGGAACAGCTATTGATTGGGTTGGTAGATTAGTTGAATTACCAACAAGACTTCTTATGACCGGTGATGAATTATTAAAACAAATGAATTACAGAGGTAGACTATTAACTAATGCTTTAGATAACACTATGGAAAGAGGTTTATCAATAACTTCTAAAGAAGGTAAAGCAAATATAGATAGAATTTTTAAAGAAGGTTTTGATAAAAATGGAATGGCTAATGTAAAAGATAATCCTATTAATGCAGATGCTTTGGAGTATTCAAGAGTATCTAGTTATACTAATACATTACAAAATGGTTCATACTTAAACTGGGGTTCTAAAATACAAAAATTTTTAAATAATGCACCAGAGTTAAGGTTTCTTGCACCTTTTATAAGAACACCTACAAATCTTTGGAGACATTTTGGAAATCGTTTTCCTCTTCAAATGCCGGGTACTCGTTTAATGACAAAACAAAATAGAGACTTATGGAATAGTGGAGACAGAAGAGCTAGAGCAGAAGTATTAGGTAGACAGATGATTGGTATATCTGCAACTATGTATGGTGTAAGTTTAGCAATGGAAAATATTGAAGATAAAGATGGTAATAGTTATCCTAAAATTACAGGTAGTGGACCATCAAATTTTAGAATTAAAAAACAATGGTTACAACTTGGTTGGCAACCCTATTCTATTGCAAGAAAAAATGAAGATGGAACTATAACTTATGTTCAATATAACAGAATGGACCCCAGATTTTTTATTTTAGGAATTATAGCAGACTTAAAAGAAAATATTGTTAATATTAATGATAAACAAAAAGAAGAAATATTTAGTGCTGCAGCATTAACAGTTTTTAAAAATGTAACTAATAAAACTTATTTAAGAGGAATATCTGATGCTTTAGATTTAATTTCATCACCAACAGAAAATAAATTTAATGTATTTTTTGGTGGAGTTGTAGGAAATTCTATACCTTATACTGGTTTAAGAAGGCAAGGTATTCCCGGTATTACAGAGCCAGATCAAATAGCTTATGAAGCTAGAGGTTTTATGGATAGAATTTTAAGTACAATAGGTTTGGGTGAAAAATATTTAGAACCAAAAAGAGATTTACTTACTGGAGAACCTATAGAAAAAACACCAAATGCTTTATATATAAATCCAGATGGTATTGCTTCTTTTTCATTTTGGTTTCAAGGACCAAGTTTAGTTGGTAGAAAAGTAGATGTTAAAGAAAATCGTGTATTATTAGAAATAACAACTTTAAAAATACCTTTAGAAGAACCTAGTAAAGTAAAATATAAAACTATAGATTTTACTCAAATATTTAACAAAGATAGCAAACAATCTGCTTATGATTATTGGACAGAAAATATCGGAAAAATTAAAGATAGTTCTGGAGATACTTTAATGCAAAAATTAGAAAAAGAAATTAATAGTAGAGATTATAAGTTAAGAGAAGAAGGTGATGTTAATTTTGATGGCGGAAAAGAATTAACATTAAAACTTATTTTTAATGGTTATAAACAATTAGCATATTATGATATGTTAAAAAAATATCCTCAAGCTATGAATGATATTAAAAGTGTTTTAAAAAAACAAGGAGAAATGTTAGGAAAAAGTAAAGATGAAGATATTGATGATACGAGAGATTTGTTGCCTTTTGATGGCATTAAAGATGGTTTTTTTTTTAGCCTAATGAGTAAGGCAGAAGCTGCTGAAGTTGATATTGGGTCGGATATTCAAGAAAGAAAAATTTTAGCAAACAATAATTTTATAGATTCTCTTTGGGGTATTTATTATCAAACAAGTGATGATCCAGAAAAAAATGAATCAGCTAAAAAAAGATTAAATAAAAATTATAAAGTACCAGAAGATGCTAAAAAATCTATAGATAAAGCGGCATATATATTTGAAGGAGATAGGGGTTTTAGTTCTAATACAATTAAAGATTATCTATCTAAAATAGGACAAGTAGAATCTCAATATAAAACAAAAAGACAATACAATGATGGACCAGCAAGATCATATTGGCAAGTAGAACCAAGTACAGCAAGAGATATTTTGACTAGGGAAGGTTTAAATAAAGGTGGATTTTTAGGTAAAAAGTTTGAAGAAGTATTTAAAAAATATGCAAAAAAAGATGGATCAGCTGTTGAATATTTAAAAGAATTAAGCGATAAGGAACTTGGAGATTTATTAGAAAAAGATGGTGATCTAGGAGCTACATTTGCTACTGTAGTAATTATAAGCAGATTTCCAAATGAGGAAAATAAATGATTTTAAATATCAATATATATGATATAGGAAAGTAACATGACAGTATCAAGCACAACAGTAAAAAATTCGTATTCGGGTAATAACAGTACAACTGAATTTGCCTACACATTTAAAATATTTGCAGACACAGATTTACAAGTAATTATCAGATCCTCTACAGGAACTGAAACAACCAAAACTCTAACCACGCACTATACAGTATCTGGTGCTGGAGATGCGTCAGGTGGTAATGTTACATTTACATCTGGGAATACTCCTGCAACTGGTGAAACAGTTGTTATTAGAAGAGGTGTTCCGCAAACTCAAGCGATAGATTATATCG